AAATGCAGAAGCAGGCCAAGCGTGGAAAGATAAGGGTTATTAATTATGGCGTGGAACGCAAAAAATAAAGACAAAGAATTCACCTATAGTGAAATCTTTTACAGTCCTCAAGGTGAAGGTTTTTATACTGGTTTCGGAACTGTATGGTTGAGATTCTTTTTGTGTAACCTTCAGTGCAATGGCTTTGGTCAAGACGATCCAATGGATCCATCAACGTATGAGTTGCCTTATAAGAATATTGATGTGAGTGCGTATGATAAACTAGAAGATTTGCCTGTGTTCAGTAAAGGGTGTGATACATCCTATTCTTGGTCTAAAAGGTTCAAACACCTTCAACGTAGAGGAACGGCCGACCAAATTGCAGATAGACTGATTGATATAATGAAGAACCCACATAACCCAAATGGCAGGTTTAGGCATCCTGTAAGTACAGAAAGGCAACATCTCTGTTTTACAGGAGGCGAACCTTTAATGCCTCATGGTCAAGAATGTAGTACGGAGGTAATATATGCTCTTAAAGGGAACGAGATGAGTATGCCTGGTTGTGTAACATATGAGACAAATGGTACACAGGAGTTGTCTTCTGACTTTAAAGAATTCTATCAGAATCGAGGACTATATTCTGGTGATTTGTTTTTCAGTGTTAGTCCGAAGCTCCAGTCGGTTTCTGGAGAGAAACGAGATAAGGCAATCAAGCCTGAAATAGTAAGAGAGTATGAGATATTGTCACGAGAAGGTTATTATAGAAAACCACACGGACAATTAAAATTTGTTATGACGCCTGATCCCAGAGCTTGGGATGAGTTGGACGAAGTTGTTGATATGTTTAGGTCCCATAAGGTTAATTTTCCCGTTACAATAATGCCTTGCGGCGCCAGAGTCGAAGAACAAGAAGTAACAGCTGGTGAAGTTGCAACAATGGCTCTCCAGAGAGGTTATCGTGTGAGCGCAAGAGTTCACACTTATCTCTGGGGTAATAAAATAGGTACCTAAAACGACAAGAGGAGTATAAAAATGGCAGGACATTGGATACCAATACACATGAGGCAAATCTACCAAGGTTTTCTTCGAGGTCCAAAAGAGCTTAACAACAAGAGGCTGGCCGAATTAGTCATGGATGGTCAAGCTCAAGTGATTGATAAGAATGTAAATGCAACAGGGATTGAAGATTCAAAGATCCCAGATGATCCTGAGCTAGACAGACTTAAATCGTATATAAACGATGAAATCTGGAACATGATCGATCCTAGAATGCACACGAGAGAGGTGTGGGGACACATTATGCGTGGTCCTTATGATCATACAGCAATTCATAGTCATTACAACAAAAAAGATTACGCGCGTATTTGCCTTTCGTGGGCTTATTATCCGCAGCTTCCAAAAGCAAAGGGCGGGAGGTATGTTATCCACTTCCAGTCACATTCGGAGAGTGTTAATTTTCAGGTTCAACCAGAGGTGGGAATGTTTATGATTTTTCCTTCATGGATGCCTCACTATACAACCCGACATTCTTCTGATGAAGTTCGGATTACTATCGCTGCAAATTGTAGACCAGAGGGGTGGCCCGGTAATGAAAAAGATTATCAGGCAATAATCGATGATGAGCATTCTGGTATAAAAGAGTTTAATCCGCCACTAAGACATCTTCAACCATAGTGAGCTCTTATAGTTAAACGGTATAACAGTTGATTTGTAATCATCAATTCTTGGTTCGATTCCAGGTGGGAGCACCACAGTGGCAGATAAAGAAAGAAAAGTCATACTTCTACATGAAGTGATAGAGCAACGCTTACGTAAAGAGAAGGAGCTTGAATTCTATAAACAGCAGCTTGAGGAAATACAGGTTAAAATAAGTTTTTTAGATAGAGAGCTAACTCTCACCAATCTTATTATAGATATTATACATGGGGAAAATGTTATTGATTTGTTTCCAAATGATAGGGTAGAATCAATTGAATATGAGGACAAGACATGAAATACGTTTCGACTAAAACATACAAGCAAATTGGGCCCGTTGCTTATAGGCAATGGAAGGCTGAGAGCCATTGCTCAATGATTCATGGGTATGCACTTTCATTCCATTTTGAATTTGAATCCGATGAACTAGATGTTAGGAATTGGGTTCTTGATTTCGGGGGCCTTAGGCCTTTGAAAGATAAACTAGAAGAATGGTTTGATCATACGTTGCTAGTGGCGCAGGATGATCCTCACAAAGAACTGTTAGAATGGCTAGGTACTTGCGGAATAGCTAAAATTACTGAAGTGGAAAAGACAGGGTGTGAAGGCATTGCTGAGTTCCTATATGAATATGTGAACACTATCTTTTTGCCAGATTATGGGTCAGATGTTGCTGAACGAATTTGGTGTTGTAAAGTTGAAGTAAGAGAAACAGACTCGAACATGGCTATGGTTACTGGCCATCGAGGAGATTTCGACGAATAATTTGTTGACTTCTAGTCTTTTACGATATAGAATAGATTATAAGATGTAAAAAGGAATATCAATGTCTCACCCTCTGTATAAATCCGATCCTGAATTGGGCGCCCAAGTGCGAGATCACCTTATCAGTGTTGGATTAGAAACCCCTATGACAAATAAGGTCAATCTTGATGAAGAAACCAAGATAAGTGCCATCAAGAAAAATTTTGAAAACATTATGGATGTATTGGGTCTGGATCGTGAAGATGATTCACTAATAGATACACCAAGTCGTGTTGCAAAAATGTATGTGAGAGAAGTCTTCTGGGGACTGGATTATAATCAGTTTCCCAAATGCACAGTGATTGAAAATAAGCTGGGCAAGAATTCTCCAAGTTCATTTGTTGTCGAGCGTAACATCAATGTTCAATCAAACTGTGAACATCATTTTGTTGTTATAGATGGCAAAGCAACTGTTGCATATATTCCTCGTGACAAGATTCTAGGCCTATCTAAATTGAATAGGATTGTTGAGTTCTTTTCAAAGCGTCCTCAGGTACAAGAGAGACTGACCGAACAAATCACAGAGGCAATTAGTTTCATTACAGGATCACAGGATGTGGCTTGTTATCTTGAAGCTATCCACTACTGTGTAAAGAGTAGAGGCATTCAGGATACTGGAAGTAGTACTTGTACGTTGGCAGTTAATGGTGATTTCCAAGGAACAAATTCAGATATTCGTAGAGAATTTTTGAACATAGCTAGAGGATTAACAGTGTTGCAATGATGAAAAGTATTTTTGTTACATATCAACGAGAGGGTATTCACAAATATCCTGGAGCTGCAAATTTACCAGGGGTTGAGTTCTTAGCTAGTCCCCATCGCCATATGTTTCATTTTAAAATCACATTACAGGTATATCACGATGATCGTGAGGTTGAGTTTATATTGTTTAAGCGAGAGCTTGAAAAGCAGTATGATAATGGTACCTTGCAACTAGATTATAAGTCGTGTGAAATGATGGCGGATGATATTGCAAGCTATATTATATCACATTATCCTGGTCGCGACCTTACGGTTGAGGTTAGTGAAGATGGTGAAAATGGTGCAGTTTGTTTCTATGAAAAAGATTCAAATTTATCGAAAACAGACTTGTCTAACTTTGTGGCGCAAAATTATGCGTCGAATGAATTGGAGTTGAATTAATGGACTTTTGTCATATATGTCCTACCCCAGAATTAGATTTGGTATCAAAGTATGATACTCATTTGGTTCTTGCACATTTGCTTGAAGAAGATCCAGCGTATAGAAAGTTTTACCAGGACCTTGGGGCCCATCATGATGTAACATTGATAATGGACAACAGTGCGTTTGAGATGTTCAAGCGTGGTAAGCCAATGTATCCTACAGACAAGCTAATTGACCTGGCCACCCCAATCAAAGCTGACTATGTTGTTATGTCGGATTATCCTGGTGAGCCCGGATCAAAGACCATCAAAGCTGCAGAGAAGATGATTCCAGAATTAAAGAAAAATAAACTTGGAACATTCTTCTGTCCACAGAGTCAAACAGGTGACATTGAGGACCTTATGGCAGGGTATGCATGGGGGTTCTCTCATCCGGACATTGATTATATTGCAGTTAGTATTCTTAATGTTCCTATTGCATTTGGTGTAGAGAGTGGTAATAAGTTACAAAGATTTACTGCTAGGTGGAAATGGATGCAAATGATGAAAGATCGAGGATTCTTTGCATGCTATGCAGTACAGCAAGAGATGAAACAATATTGGCAACTTTCTGGTAAGGACGTGCCTCCCAAAAAGATTCATTTTTTAGGAATGGTTGATGGACCTAATGAGGTTGAACTTGTTAGGGAGTATCATGATATCATTACCACGTGGGATAGTAGTGCTGCTATCTGGGCAGGGATGAACAGTATTAAATTTGATAGCAGTCCTACTGGTTTGATTGACGGAAAGTTTGAAAAAGAAGTTAATTTCAACACCTGTATTGACGAAGGTAGTGGTAGAGAAAATGCTATCTATAACATGAACTTCATTGATGAAATGGTTGGCCAATCGCTTTGGAGCAACAAAAATGTTTAGAAATGCAGCTCTTATTGATGGTGTAGTCACAGATTTAGATGATAGCTGTGTCCAACCTAATGCAGTCGATCTTAGATTGGACACAGTACAACGAATTGCTGATTCAAATTTTATTCTTCAGGACGATGCACGCTTTAAGTTAACTCGTGACATGCAGAATATCGAACCAGTACCTTGGAGGTATGGTGGTCTGGGAAGTTATAAGTCTATGTTTGAGCTTGAACAAGGATCCTATCAATTTGAAACCAAGCACGAGGTAACTATTCCAGAAGGTATGGCTGGATGGTTGATTGCACGTTCGACCTTAAACCGAAATGGTATCTTTATCACTTCTGGTTTATATGATAGTGGCTTTAGTAATTTTATTGGTGGTGTTATGCATGTAATGACCGGCCATGCTAAAATTGAAAGAGGTGCTCGTATCGCTCAATTTATTCTAGCCGATGCAGAAACAGCTCACTTATATGATGGACAATACAATGCCGCAAAAACCTAATTTTAAGTACAAAGAAGACAAACACTTAGAGGAAGTGTTAAAGTATGTTATGTCAACATATGAAGGCCACTATGTTGGCAAGGGTGAGATACAAACTACAGATGTTTGGGAAACACTTCATATAGAAAAAGAGGCATGTTTATCTAATATACTTAAATATGCTATGAGGTATGGTAAAAAGGGTGGGTACAATAAGAAAGACTTGTTGAAGATTATTCACTATACTTTGATGCTATGGTATTTCACACTAGAGGAACACGACTAAATGGAAATCAAAATTGAAATAGAAGAACTGAAGAAGCGGAAACTATTTGTCGCTGCGCCAATGTATGGTGGACAATGTCACGGAATGTTTTGTAGATCGACAAATGACTTGGCATCTTTATGCATGCATTATGGAATTGAGTTAAAATTTTATTACCTATTTAATGAGAGTTTGATAACGAGAGCACGTAACTATTGCTGTGATGAATTTATGAGAGATGAAAGTTCAACTCATATGATTTTTATCGATAGTGATATTGGGTTTGATGCTCGTGATGTTCTTTCCATGTTAGCCTTGCAGGATGCCGAAGAGGGCAATGATGAATATGATGTGTTGTGTGCACCATATCCAAAGAAGTGTATTTCTTGGGAGAAGATTGTTGACGCTGTTAACCAAGGTCGAGCAGATGAAAATCCAAACGAACTTGATAAGTTTGTAGGTGACTATGTGTTCAATCCTGTTCCAGGAGTTAATGAAATTAGACTCGATGAGCCAGCAGAAGTGCAAGAAGGCGGCACAGGGTTTATGATGTTTACTAAGAAGACTCTACAAAAGTTTAGAGATGCTTATTGGGACAACAGTGAGTGGAGTCCTAATGGGTTTAGTTATAAGCCTGATCATGTTCGGACAGAACATTTTGATGGTAGCCGTGAAATTATGATGTATTTTCAGGCATTGATTGATCCAGAAACACGACGATATCTATCAGAGGATTATATGTTTTGTCAATGGGTCCGCAAGATCGGTATGAAGGTATGGCTGTGCCCATGGATGCAGTTGCAGCATGTTGGTACTCATGTATATGGTGGCAGCTTACAGGATCTTGCTTCTATTCAAGCATCAGCAACAGCAGATGCAAGTAAGGTTAAGAAGGGCCGTGATGGTCCTTTGGAGCGTACAAAAGTAACTATGCAAACTACAGACGATGACGGGAATGTTCAAGAGGTAAAGTGATATGAAATTTAGTAATGAAACTATGGATGTGTTGAAGAATTTTTCTACAGTAAATCCCTCGATAGCATTTAAGCCTGGTAATAATTTATCTACAGTATCACCATCTAAGACTATTATGGCAAAGGCTATCTTAAACGAATCCTTTCCATCAGAGGGTGCTATCTATGATCTTGGAAAGTTTTTAGGTGCTGCAAGTTTGTTTGTTAATCCTGAATATGTGTTCGAAGAAAAACAAATGGTTATTCATGGTAATGGTAGACAGGTTAACTATACTTTTGCGGACGTCGACATGATTGTTACTCCGCCAAAGGACAATATCGATTTGCCAGAATCTGATTTGGAAATGGATCTTTCAGGAGATCAAATGTCCAGGTTGCTCAAAGCTGCTAGTATATTGCAACTACCAGAAGTAAATATTTGTTCTGGCGGTGCTATCATAGCAAGTGATTCTAAAAACCCATCGGCAGATGTCTATAATGAAGATGTGATGATTAGACAATCTAATGGTAAGTGTAACTTTATTTTCAAGATTGAAAATTTTAAGATGATGCCATTTGATTATAATGTGAAGATATCCTCGCGAGGGATCGCACAATTTACATCGATCAATAGTCCTATTGGCTTGACTTATTGGGTAGCAGTAGAAGAAAATTCAACGACTGGTGAATAAATGCGCGAAGATTTTTTATGGGTTGAGAAGTATCGTCCCAAGACGGTTGCTGATACCATACTGCCTGTTGACTTAAAATCTACATTTCGCCAATTTATATCTAACAAAGAGATTCCGAACTTACTACTATCTGGTCCTCCTGGTATAGGAAAGACTACAGTTGCTCGGGCTATGTTAGAAGAATTGGGATGTGATTATATTATAGTCAATGGATCAATGTCTGGTAACATTGATACTCTTCGGAACGACATTAAGCAGTTTGCTTCCTCTGTTAGTTTAATGGGTGGAAGAAAGTATGTCATTCTTGACGAAGCAGATTATCTAAATCCTCAATCGACCCAGCCGGCTCTTAGAAACTTCATGGAGGAGTTTAGTAAGAACTGTGGGTTTATAATGACGTGCAATTTTAAAAATAGAATCATAGCGCCACTACACTCACGTTGTAGTATCTTTGATTTTAAAATTGCTAATGCCGACAAACCTAAGATTGCAAAAGAATTCTATAAGAAGGCATGCGAGGTACTAGATCAGAATAACATAACGTATGACAAGAAAGTTGTTGCAGAGCTACTGCAAATGTATTTTCCAGATTGGAGAAGAGTATTAAACGAGTTGCAAAGGTACAGTGTATCTGGTACAATCGATTCTGGAATACTTTCTAGCCTCAGTGACGACAATTTCTTATCATTGGTGAAGCTATTAAAAGAGAAAAACTTCACTGGTATGCGCAAGTGGGTTGGTCTTAATATTGATAATGAACCAGTAGGAATGTTTAGGAAGCTATACGACAATGCTTCGTCCGTGGTTGAGAAACAATCAATTCCTTCTATGGTTTTGGTGTTAGCAGACTATCAATACAAAAGTGCTTTTGTAGCAGATCAAGAAATAAACTTAGTTGCATGCCTGACACAATTGATGGCAGATTGTGAGTGGAAGTGACCCCATTTGATTTTGTAAACTCCATCACATATAATAAGAAAAATATGATGAAGGATACAGACAATGATGAGCTTTCAGAACAAAGTTATGTCCCATATGTAGTTAATAAAGGACTGTCTTATTTCGTTGATACATTGATGTATGCGAACGAAATGAACATTTCATCGTTTTTAGACCACAAGCTCCAATACGAATATCTTCTAAATAGTATAAGGCCCAAAAAGCGATATGCAAAATGGGTAAAGAATGACGAAGATAGTGACCTGAAAATGATTGAAATATACTTTAATTATTCTACCAAGAAGGCTCTTCAAGCACAGTCAGTTCTTTCCCAAGAAGAAATGGTAATAATACGTGAGAAAATCACGAGGGGAATAACCGATGATTGAGCTAATGGTAGAAGTAAAGCTACTACATGAAGAAGATTTTTTAAAAGTAAGAGAAACTTTAACTCGTATAGGTGTCGCATCTCGTAAAGACAAGACACTGTATCAAAGTTGCCACATATTACATAAACAAGGTAAGTATTACATCGTGCATTTCAAGGAATTGTTTGCACTTGATGGTAAACCTACAAATTTTTCAGATGACGATAAAGGAAGACGCAACACCATTGCTAATCTTCTTGCAGAGTGGGAGTTGGTTCAATTAGTTGACCCAGACAAGTCTGCTGCACCCGTTGCACCTTTAAGTTTAGTAAAAATAATTTCGTTTAAAGAAAAAGCGGAATGGAGTCTAGTAACCAAGTACAACATTGGAAAGAAACAATAACTTGTAGATAGGATCCAGCCATGGCCGGCAGTATAGAAGCTGAGATGCACATTAAACTTTTGAAAGAAAATGTTTATGAGCTGCAAAAACAGCTGACTGCCGCGAACAAAAGAATTGCTGAGCTTATAGAACAAATTGAAGGAAAGACTACTAAATCAATACGTGATAGTATTGATCCTAGATTGATTTAGTACAAGTGAAGGATTGATATGTTGAAGCATATAACAAACAGTGATAAAGTTGCACAGTTCATGAAAGGTTTCGGCCAGGAGTTGCCAGACACTCCTGGGTTTCCGGATCATGAAACTGTTAAGCTACGTTTAGATTTAATTGAGGAGGAATATCATGAACTCGTTGAAGCAACACTTACTTCAGATCTTACAGGGGTCGCCGATGCTTTGGGAGACCTATTGTATGTTGTTTATGGTGCTGGCCATGCTTTTGGGATTAACCTTGGGCTAATCTTTAATGAAATTCATTTATCAAATATGTCGAAATTGGGAGAAGACGGTAAACCAATTTATAGAGAAGATGGAAAGGTGATGAAAGGTGAAAACTATTTTGAACCTGATCTAGAAAGATTTACCAGAAGCGAGTGAAAAATGTC